TTTGGCGGCTACTGAGCTTTCAGCTCAGAATGTCGCGTCGGGTATTACCCGATTACAGCATTGGTATATGTCCCTTGTTGCTAGGAGCGTAGAATTGGCTTTAAAATCTTTAAAGCTTTTTTCTGCGGCCTGTCGCAACCAGTTCTGCACCGGAGAGGCTGTAAAAGGTCAGATAGGTTATCTGCCTGGACATGCTCGCGAGGGTTGGAAACTTTCCAACCTTTTCACCGAGCTATCCACACAGCCTCGGGAACAGCAAATTGCTGTTCTGGGGCAGCTTTCTCTGATCGGGAGGAGTCTTCCCTGTTGTTCAGAGAAAATGCTTAATGAGGCGAGAGACAACCATCGCCAGTTATTAACTGAGACGGTCGTTGTCGACGAACAATCTGTTCGACTCGCCTCAATGGCATCTTCGCTTGTGGCCCATCGACATAGGACATTAGGTGTCCGGCTGAAGTTCAGCCGTGCACATATATCCGTGTCGACTGCTGCCACCCTGGAAACTACTGTTTCCGAAGGTGGAAAGGGAGAGGCAATCAAGCGACTTGCCTCTAGCTACACCAAGTTTAAGGTGGAAGATTTTCTTCTAGCCTTTACTGGTGAGGGCTCTGTCTATAACCCCTTTGGCAGAATTGTCATCGAAGAAGGTGTCCTTCTTTTCCTTAGGGAACATGCAGAGAGTCTCTGTATGCGATGTTCATTCTGTAAGAGGCTTATTGACTTGTGGCCGACGACTAGGAGTCCTAGTCCCGGCAACATTGGTAGTTGGCCTATTGCATGGTTCATGCATAGACCACTTTCCGTTTTGCTGCATTGGGAATTTCCCACACAGTCACTCGGAATCCATTTGGATGAGTTTACAGGAGATATCCTGTTAACTATATCCTGTTGGAGGCTTTTGGCCTACGGTCACTTTGAATGGGATCCATTCTTAGATGACCAGGTTGACCGTTTGGGTGAATGGCCTTATTTGAGGCAAAACAGTCAGCGACTGTATGGATATTTTTGGGAGAATCTCCCCTGCCCTATGCGCGTTCACATTGTAAACGAGCAAGGACTAAAAGCTCGGCCTATCACAGTTTGTGATAGCTGGCTTAATATCCTTCTACAACCCGCCAGTAGATTACTGGAAGAGATGTTTGAAAAGGATCCTCGTGTGAAACTTTCATTCCGAGATCCTAACCCGCTCTGGGCCTTCCTGAAGAAGACTGGTAACAGATTCTGTTGCCAGGTTCTTTCGGCAGACCTAGAGTCGGCTACGGACTACTTTCCGCTCCCGATCATAGAATCTCTATGGTCTGGTTACTTCAGAACTTTTGGAGTGCGGAAGTTTAGCCCGTTGCGCTGTCTTGAAAGGCTTTGGTGGACACCCAGGGGTCTGGAAATTCCAGACGGGTCCCGGGTCCCAACCACGAGAGGATCTCTCATGGGTGAGCCACAGTCCTTTAAGACACTCACACTCCTGTCGCTCAGCATTGCTGAGCTTATGGAGAATAGGGTCTGTCGGCTTAAGAAAATTTCTTATTCCTTTACTAGACTGGTATTACCAGTTGCTATTAAAGGCGACGACCTTATTGCAAGCGGTCCTGCTGCTGTATTGAAATCATATGATTTCTATGCTGTCAGGTTGGGCTGCAAGTTGTCGAAGCTCAAGCACGCCACGGGATCCAGTGGCGGTGTATTCTCAGAGGATCTCTGTATCATACACGATGCTAGGCTTCGATACTTTGATTCAATAAAACCAAGGTTGCTTAGTCGGTCTGGTAGAGTTTCTACCCATGACCAACGGCTTCCTTTGGTTGGTAAGTCGACTGCATTGGCTACGCAAATTGCGTATTCAACCAATGAGTTTTCGAACTTCCCACTCATTTCCGGGAGAATCTCCCGCATTGCTGCTTGGATGTTCCAAACAGAATGGATGAGTGAATTGGGAGGATTGCTCAACCGGGGGAGCCTCCTCCCAATTGAGCTTCCAGAGGAACTCGGAGGTTTCGGGTTCCCTGGTCGCTCGCTCGAAGTAGTTTGTGACGAATTTCGTCAAACGCCATCTCTTCTGCTAGGATATCTTAGCATGAGCTGGCAAGACCGAATCGGTCTAACTGCTTCGAGAATGTCCCATGGGACATTTTTAGACATGTCTGCGGAGGTTGCCAAGTTGGCAACTGCTTTTCCCACACATCTAGATACCCTGCCGGGTGGCGAGGGTGATCTGTCCCAGGAAATTCCTGAGGGCTCATGGATTGCCGGTCAAGAAGCTCTTGATTTGCTCCATGTACCTGTGTGGCAGCTCTCTGAGATTCTCAGCGACCGCTACTGTCTTGTTGACATTAATAGGGTTGTAGACCTTATTGTCCGTGAGAAAACTTTTCTCATGCTGCTGTCAGACAGTCAAATGAGAACCTCATTTGAGACAATAGGGCTCCTTCGGAAACGCTTGTTGACCCGTATAAGAGCTATTAGCTCCTACAGCAATTTGCTGCCGGTCAATGTTCCTAAAAGTTTTAGTGAACTTTTCCAGCGTGTCCGAGGAGCAAAAGGGAAAACATATGTTAAG